CGTTGTAAATGGCGACTGCATCAAAGACCGAGCCGCCGGGGCTGTTGAGGCGCAGATCAATCGCCGCATCGTCGGGCAGCGCGCCGAGTTCCGCGAGGAACCCCTTGGCGCTGACACCATAGGCGCCGATTTCGTCATAGATCAGCACTTCCGTGTCCGACGCACGGGCACGGATCGTGTACCAGGATTTCATGGGGTTACTCCTGCTGCGGTGTCGTGGACGACCCGCCGCCGTCCTCGTTGGGGGTATTTGGGTCAGGGATCCCAGTTGGTGTGGCGCGCGCGCCCTGCGTTTCGCCGGGGCTCGCGCGATAGGTCAGGCCAAGATCGGCGGCGCGTTTCGCGTCAGAGGCATTCTCGCGGTCGACCTCTTCGATGTCATAGCCCGTGGCCTCAACGACCTTGCGCCGAGACGTCAGCCCAGCCTCCATCGCAAGTACCTGCGCTTGGATGTCTTTGAGCGGATCGACCCAGTCCCACCGCGGCGGGATCCATTGCACCGGGCGGGAGATGACGGGATCTGCCTCCAGAGCGCCGGACAGTACGGCCGTTTCCAGCCAGCGCCGCCAGATGGGGCGGCAGAGCTGATGTGCCATGACACCGTGCTGCAACTGGCCGATGCGGCGCCGGAACTCGACCAGTTCGGCGCGCAAGCTGGAATAATTCGCCTGACGGACATCGCCAGTGACAAGGTGATACGGCAGGCCCAACGAGGCCGAGACCGCCAGCAGCGTTCGATACTGGAACGCCTCATAGCCACCGCCCACGTCCGCAGGGCTCGAGAACTTCACATCCTCGCCGGGCAGCAGCACTTGCATGGTGCCAGGCTCGAGGCTGGCGATGGCAGCTCCATCGAGATCGGCTTCGCCTTCGCCCATCATCGGGTCTTCGGGCGCCGTCTTGGTAATGAAGCCCGCGAACATCGCGGCCGTCTTTTTGCGGTCGAGTTCCGCGTCGTCGTATTGGTCGAGCAGGAACAGCCGCACCATGGCAGGCGCCACATGCGGCAGGCCTCGGATCTGGCCCGCATCAATGGGGCGATAGATGTGCAGCAACTCCTCGGCAGGCACGCGGACGGTGTCTGGCACCGCGACGCGCTGATCCGTGCTGTCGCCCGGATGGCGGCGGCGGAAGTGATAAGCCACCCGCCGCCCGATCAGGTCGAATTCGATCCCGCAGCGGATGCGGTTGCCGTTCGGGTCCGTCTCGGTTTTCTCAAAGGGCAACATCTCCGATTGCAAAAGCTGCAATTGCAGCGGCACCAGCAGCCCGTCTTCCGCCCGTCTCGGCCGAAGGCGTACAAAGCACTCGCCTGCGACAAACATCTCGCGCGCAACCATGGCCTGCAGGCCGTAGAAATCGGTCAAACCATCGGCGTCGGCTTCATCGGTCCATGCGAGCCAGAGCTTCTGGACCTGATCGCGTAGCGCCGCATCGGTGATGAGCGAGGACGGTTTGATCCCATCACCCACAAGGTTCGCCGCAAAGGCCTCGCAGGCATTGGCGGCATAGCCATTCGTCACCACCAACTCGCGCGAGCGGGCCAGCAGCCGTGGGCCACCCGAGGCGACCAGCGCGTTGATGTTTTCCAAGGGCGGGTTCCAGCCCCGCAGACGCCGCTTGGCCATCGCCCCTTCGAGACGCGCACGCATGGCTTCAGGGCCACCCGGCTTGGGGCGGCGGAACATGTCGAACAATGCCATTTTGGTCAGAGGCCCTTGGTCGCCATCACGCGCACGTGGCGCACCATGCGGCGGCCCTCGGCTGCGGCGATTTCGCGGTCCAGGGCCTCAATGGCCCGGTCGATCTCGGCGACGCTGCGATAGTCCACCGTTTTGCCGTCGTAGCTGACGCGGGCCACGCCGGAGGCGCGCTGCGAAGTAAGAGCTTCCCGGCGGAGTTTCAGTGTCGCCAAATCCACCATATTGTCTGTCATCCCATATATGTTGACCGCGCAACGCGGCGCACCTGTGCTTTGCGCGCGGATTGCGGGCCCCCGGCAGAGGCGGTGCCCTTGGCATCAGAGACCGCGAACTGTGCCGCCAATTCCTCCCACCGCGCATCCGACCAGCGGTCGGCCCCGAGGATCCAAGCGGCCGCACGGGCATAGACCCGGCAGTCGAGCGCTTCATTCCGTTCCCGCAGTTTTTGCCATTCGAGTTTGGCGAAGCCGCGCTTGTTCTTGACCGTAACCAGCTGCTCGGCCGTCAACTGCTTCAGCCATTCGGCATCGACCCAGCCCGGCAGATGGAGAAAGCCGGGAGGGAACTTCTCCTGATCCACCGGGCTGGTTTCCGGCGGATCGAGCCGCAGGAAACGATAGGTCTCAGCCTTGAAGGTGGAGGTGGCGATGGTCCAAAGCCGCGCCCCGCGGCGAAGACGCTTGCCCGCGATCGTCGCATCGACAAACGTCGGCCCGGTCACCGGGCTTGCCCGATTAAAGCCTTCAAGGCCTTTGACGGGTGCCACCTGTCCAAAGCCCACCTGCCGCGCCCAGGCATAGACCGCGGCTGTCTCGTAGCCCGTATCGATCGCAAGCCGCGCGATGGTCATCGGCGTGCCGCTGGCATGTTGCCAGGTGCGACCAAGCAGGTCAGAGAGCTTTCTCCAACAGGCCGGCTCCCCCGGACCGCCCCCGATGACGACATGATCCACGAGCCAGCTTTCGAGCCCCCGCCCCCAGGCCCAGACATCAACTTCGATCCGGTCCTTCTGCACATCCGCCCCGGCCGTCAGGATGAGGCCAGCCTCGGGCACCGTGCCTGCCGGCCAGTTCTCCTTCAGCCCCTGCAGCCGCTGCCAGTCCGGCGCCTCGCCGCTTTCCATCCAGGTCTCGCCAAGCGAGGTATTGACGAAGGTTTTCATCGTTTCGTCCCCACCGGCGCGCGCGGACAGGAACCCCTTGGCCATGGCCTCGAGCCGCACCCAGGGCGAATAGATCTCGTTCAGATGGAACCCGGCCGTCCCGTTGAACGGTGCCTCCGCGATCCAGCGACCCTTGGAGATGGCAGCCCAGCGGGTCTCATCCTTCCAGGAGGCGTCGCAATCTGCGCAGTGGTAGCGCGCGGTTTCCGGGCGATGGCCGCCGTTCTCGTCCTTGTCCCATTTCACCTGCCCCCAGGTCAGGATTTGTTCGTGAGCACACGCGGGGCACGGCACCCAAAACCGGCGCTGGTCACTTTCCTCGAATGCCGCCTCAATCCGGCTCGCCCCCTTGTTCGTCGGCGTCGAGACCAGCACGATCTTGCGGTTCCAGAAGGTCACCGTGCGCTTTTTGGCGAGGTTCACCGGATCGCCTTCAGCGCCTGCGCTGAACGGATAGCGGTCCACCTCGTCACACAAGAGCAACCGGATTGGGCGGCTCGCCAGCCCCGAGGGTGCGTTGGCGCCGACAATGGTCAGATGCCCGCCCGGGAACCGTTTGTGCAGGATCTTGTTGTTGCCATCCCTCGACTTCGGGTTGGCGATCTTGTCCCGCAGGCAGGGCGTGTCCCGCGCCATCGGCGAGAAGCGGTCCTTCGACCAGGTTTCCGCATCACGCTCTGTGGGCATCACCACCATGATCGGTGCCGGATCTTGGTCGATATGGTAGCCGACGCAGTTATTGACCACTTCCGTCTTGCCCACCTGTGAACTGGACATGATCACGACAGTTTCGGTGGCGGCATCCGAGACCGCCTCCATGATCCCACGCTGGTATTCGGCGCGGCTCGTGCGCCACTGACCGGGCTCGGCGCTGGCTTCAGAGCTCAGCCGTCGGTTCTGATCGGCCCAATTGCTGATCGTCAGATCCGGCGGCGGCCTCAGAACCGCCAGCGCTTTCGCCACCGTTCGCTTCAGGATCGGCGAGCCCATCAATCTCAGGGTCGGCTTCAAGTTCAATGTCTGGCTCTGCGAGATCATCGAGCACCTCGCGGATCGCAGTGCGGATCAGGGTCCGGGTATCTCCGACGGTGGGTTGGTCAAAGGCCTGTGGCGCCAGCCTGTCCGGCAGTGCCAAGAGGCGGGTTCTCAGAAGCGCCAGCACCGCAATCCACGCGGCCTCGATCTGGTCAGCCGCAATCAGCGATCGGCGTTTTTCCTCGGCCTCCATCTCGGCAAGGTCGGCGCGCGCCCGAATAAACCGCGCCCGCTCGGCCGCATAATCCGGTGCGCCCGCCTGTGCTTTATGTGCCTGATCACGGAGGTAGCGAACATAGCCGCGTACCGAGCCGATCAAGTCGTATTGTCCGCGCTCGGCCTTCGGGATCACGCCCTCGCGGCTCAGCTGCTGCACCCGCCGCTCCGAGAGATCCAGGAGCTTTGCAATCACCCCGATGGGCTGGCTCGCTGATGACATGAGATGATCCGGATGCTCCGATTAAAGCCATGTTATTGCTGCGATTATACTGGATATGCGGGGACATCAGAGCGAAGCTGGCCCTACCAAAACGACGCACCCGAAGGAACCGCCGCCATGACCACCCACCGCCCGACACAGTCCGCCCGCAGCCAGCTCCGCAGCGAGACCGCCCGGCGGAACCGGGAGGCAGCCCTCGCCGCCTTCATTGCAAAGAAAGCCGAGATCGATGCGATGCTGGCGCGCCTTCAGGCACTCAGCGACGAACATTTCGACTGCCACCCCGAAGAGGTGGGCTGGGCGACGGTTGGCACGCTTGACCACTACGCGGGCCTTCTACGCCAGATCACCGACAGCGCCTTCAAGGAAGGCGAACACGTCAACTGATCAGCACCTTGGGCTGGTCGCGCGTCAAAACCTCACTGTGTCCTTGAGGTGACTCACGGACACCAACAGGTCCCGCTCGCTTGCCCGCCCCACTGCTTTGCGGAAAGTTGATCCCGAGGATTCGCCTGTATGGCCCTCAACTGCTGACGCAGTGCCTGCTCGCCTGCGTCACCTGCCTTGAACTGGGCCAGCCACGTGCTGGCCCTTTTTTAGTTAGCCCGCGTCAGGCTTTGTACCCGCCCTGTCATTCAGATCATCGAAACTCTGTCCGCTGCTCTTAAGGACAGCCTGTTGCCCGGTGAATTTCTGCCAGCGCTGGACGGCGACATCAACGTAGGCGGGGTTCAGTTCGATGCCATAGCAAACGCGGCCAGTGGTCTCGGCCGCGATCAATGTCGTGCCAGATCCCATGAAAGGCTCATAGACAGCCTGACCCGGGCTCGAATTATTCAGGATAGGACGGCGCATACATTCGACCGGCTTTTGGGTGCCATGCACCGTCTTTGCGTCCTGGTCCTTGTTCGGGATATGCCACAATGTCGTCTGCTTGCGATCCCCGGCCCAATGACCCTTGCCGGATTTGCGCACGGCGTACCAGGCCGGTTCATGCTGCCAGTGATAATCGCCCCGGCTCAGAACGAGCCGCTCCTTGGCCCAGATGATCTGCGACCGGATGGTGAAGCCCGCGACCTCGAGACTTTCGGCGACCGTCGCCGCGTGCAACGCACCGTGCCAGACATATGCGACATCCCCGGGAAACAGCGCCCAGGCTTCGCGCCAGTCAGCTCGGTCATCGTTCAGCACCTTGCCGGTGCGCTTGGTCTTGGCCGCACCTGCCTGGTTTCGCCAGTTCGGGTCGTATTCCACACCGTAGGGAGGATCTGTGCACATCAGCAGCGGTTTGACCGTACCGAGCAGGCGCTCGACATCCGTTGCGACTGTGCTGTCGCCACAGAGCAAACGGTGCGAGCCCATGACCCAAAGATCGCCGGGGCGGCTGATCGGATCCTCGGGGGTTTCCGGGATCTCGTCTTCGCCCTCCTGAGGACCGGCGCCCGCATCAAGGCTCGACATCAGCGCGTTCAACTCGTCCTCGGTGAAGCCGGTCAGCCCAAGGTCAAAATCCGCCTCCAGCAGGTCCGCCAGTTCGAGGTTCAGCAAGTCCTTGTCCCATTCGGCATTCTCGCTGGATCGATTGTCCATGATCCGGAACGCCCGCGCCTGATTGGCGGTCAGCCCTTTGGCGACATGAACCGGCGCGGTTTTGAAACCGAGCTTGCGAGCTGCTTCCAGCCGCGTGTGCCCGGCCAGCACGACCATCGCCTCGTCCACCACGATGGGCTGGCGCCACCCGAATTCCTGGATTGACGCCGCGACCGTCGCCACAGCCTCTGCGTTGTTCCGCGGGTTGCGCGCATAGGGAATGATCTGCTCGAGCGGCAGGTCGACAACGTCCATCACAATGTCCTCGAATTTGGCCCGAAACGAAACGGGGTCAGCGCGCGAAACGAAATGGGCCAGAGGGGCCATTTCGTTTCAAAAGGGTTTTACGGACCGTCAGGCCCTTGTTTTGTTACGTCTGAACTCAAAGCGAAACGAAACGGGTATTTTTTAGGGTGTGACTGGGAAAGCGCCGCGCCTCGCCCCCCCGAATACGGTCACGAACAGGAGGGACCCGTTCAATTTCAATGGGTTACGCGGCTTGGATTCTGGCTGGAACCCGGAGGCCACCGGGGCATCCACCACGAAAACGGGGAGAGACGTCTCCGCGACGCACTCTCCCCATCATATGCTTCACATAGCATGAATCTGTTGCAGCTGTCGAAAACAAAAGTGTTGCAACACTTTATGCAGCTGCAGCATTGAGCCGCGTCGCAATCTTGGTCAGCGCGAGCCTGTGCTGTCGCCATGCGGTGCTGCGATCGACACCCAATTCGTAGGTGATCTCCTTCCAGGGACGCCGGGCTGCCCGCCACCAGATCAGGCGGCGCTCGTCCTCGCCAAGCCAGATCACCCAGTCGAAGGTTTGCTCCAACCGGGTGATGGCACTGGCAGATGGCCAGAACCGCATAGGCTCTGGCTCCATGGCGAGGATCTCCTTCTGCGAACGTATAATCTGCGGCCAGGCGCTGAAGTATCCCTGCACCTTTACCGGCGGTAGCTTCCGCAGGGTGCGGAACGCTTCCTCAAAATGATCGGCGACGTCCTCAGCGGTCCAGATGTGATCAGCCATTACGCACCTCCCTCGCGGCAGGAAGTTTGCCATAGAGCTTTTCGCCAAGCTGACGGACGAGTTCGCGCTCGGGCCAGGTCAGGCGCGGGTCGTCCAGAGACACGGCCAGTACATGCTGTTCATGCCAACCCTCCCGCTTGACCTGCTCGGGATCGCGGCGCTGGCCGCCATAGCCCTTGGGAGTGAACCTCATGCCACACCTCCCCAGGTCTCAAGGGCCCAATGCAAGATGGCGATGGCATCGGCCTCGTTGTCATCAGCCGGGCTGTAACCCCGCGCACGGGCGGCCGCGATCATGGCGTGCTTGGGCGCGTTTCCGTGTCCAGTCGCGTGACGTTTAATGGTGCCGACCGGCACACCCTGATACGGGATTCCCCGTAGTTCAGCCCAGGCCGTCAGCGAGGCTATCAGCCCGCCATAAACATGGGCTGCGTCGGTTCCGGCATGGCGGCGGACCTCTTCGAACCAGATGGCCGCAATGGGCCCGGACAACCGGTCGAGTTCCGTCAGCCAGTTGGTGAAACGCAGATAGCGCATACCGCCGCCGTCATAACGTCCGGGACGGAAACTGGCTGTGCCGGTCGTGATCAAACCGTCATAGCCGCGGATCGCCCAGCCGGTGGTGGTGCCAAGATCGAGCGCCAGCACACAGCGCGGGGTGTTTTCGGATTGGGTCATGGAGACCTCCTCTTCGCTTTGGCGAGCGTGGCGAGAGGGCTGGCCGGTGAAGGCTGCGGTCTCGCCAGGCCCCGAAGGGTGGTCTGGTCATGTCAGGCGCGGGGCGAGCGGGCCGCCCGGCAGATCTTTCTGGTGTTTCAAATAGGCAGCCTGAAGCTTTCCCCATGCTAACCCATTGGCACACCTATATAATATATATAATTCATATTATTATATAGTTATAGGGGGCAGTCATTCTTTTATTAAACCGCGCGCGCGTACACGCGTAGAGGATAAGGTGTCCTCTTGAAAGATTGAAGGACGTGAGGGTTCCTCCTTTCTCCATTATTCTCATGTGCTTAAGCATGATCAAACTTCCTTCTGCATGATTTTACGCCCTGAAGCATCTCGCCAGGGACCGCCCCAGTGGGCCATTCGATAGACCATCGCTTGCCTCGTCGATGACCCACGCATGCCTGTTGTGATGTCCCCGCTCTCGATCAGGGTCAGCAGGATCTCGTCGCGGTCCCGGGATTTCAGCCACTGCGAGGCCCGAGTGATCTCGGATTTGGTGATGCCCTTGGCGCCCGATCCTCTGATGATTTCCTTCAACCGCTTCAGGTGTGCCTCGGTCTCAGTGTCCGCGACATGCCGCTCGACCGCCTCCATCGTGCGCTGTGCATAGTGCCGCACGAAATTGATCGCCCACTCTGCCGCCGTGATCTCGATCTCAGGCCGCACCGGATCACGCCCCACCGCCACGATGAGGGCAAGCTTAAGAGCGTTCTCCCCAATCCGGGCAAGAATGGCCGTGAAGGCCGTGCCAGCGGCGGCCCGCAATTCCTCCGTCAACTCGATACTGAGCTGGCGGAACCGGGCGCGCGCTTCCTCAGTCATCGGCACGATCATCGGGTTCACTGCGGTGTTCTGATCGGCGGTCTTGCCAGCAAGATTGCCCTTTGGGGCGCCTCCACCGG